AGAATGAGCGATAAGTACGTCGAGGGATCCTGGTACGACGATCCCGATGAGGTTGCCAAGTTTGCGCGGTGGTTTTTTGAGGGAGCCACCGCGCGGGCGGGTGAAGTAATCGACGTGTTCGAGAAGCCCTGGAAATGGGATGAGGAATATCAGGGCATGGAGGCCGATCTGAAAGCCGAGCTCGAAGAGAGTGCTCGGAGACGCGCTGAATGGCGCAAGGAACATCCAGCCGGCAACTAAAGGAACGAGGAAGAATGAGCACAAGAGCAAGAGAGCCCGGGACCAACCCGATCCCGGACGGACAGTACCGAGTCGTCACCGACGAGGGTGACTATTTCGTGACCGTGAAGGGCTCGAGCGTGGCGATAGATTCCGCCATCGGGCTCGACGGGGAATCGACCGATTGGAACCAGGAGGACTACGCGCGGATCTACGGAATGATCCGGTTCCGGGTCGCCTGGATCCCCCTCGAGGTTGGCGGGGTCTTCGCGGGAGCGGTTCAGGTCGATCATTTGACCAATGAGCAAGTCGATCAGGTTCTCGGGATCTTCGAGAAGGGGGAGGGATAATGGGCGCTCACCACGTCGATCCTCCGGACCCAAAGACCTACGGGCTCGATACGGGGTGCCGGTGCTCTGAGTGCGCCGAGATCCACGCGGAGTTCATTCAGGAATTCGACTTCTGGCCCTCGATGACCCACGCCGAAGGGCAGGAGCTCAAAGAGCGGAGAGCCGATAACGAGCGATCGTGGGAGCGCGTCTCGAGAATGGAGCTCGAGGACAAGCCCAACCCGCGGCACAATCGGATATGAGCCCCGCGCACCTTCGGAAGATCTTCCCCCGGAAGTGTGAACGCTGCGACAAACTCGCCACCGCGATCCTCCACAACGCTCGGAACGCGGAGATCGGGGCTTACTGTGCGATCCACGGACAACCGGCTCTCAAGTCGTTCCAGAGATCGGAGGGAGAGCTCAAGTGACCAAGGACGAGCTACTCAAACTTCTCACCGAGATCCTCGAGGCTGCTCCGCCGGCCATGCTTCGGCACAAGAAGGGGATGCTCTCGAGCACGTCGTTTCGGAGGATCCGACTCGTCGGGGACGATCTGAGAATGGCTGTGGATCTGGCTATCGAGATCGTCCAAGCGACCCCCGCCAATCGCATCGAGCAAGCGTCTGAATCGATCGAAGGGCGCTACCCGGGACGGCCCGACTAGGTAAACATACGTTTGCTTTCCCTGGTAAACGTAGTAGTATATAAGGGTGAGCGAAGAGTCCACCAAGAAGGGAGCCCCCGGGTGCCATACATAGAAGCGGACGTTCTAGCGGAGATCGAAGCGGCGGAGGCCGCGGTCGGTACGGAGGCAGCGGAGGAACTGTGGGACGCGATAGCGGCCACGGACACGGAAACGGCGGTGGTCGCGTGAGTGCCGTCGCTGTCGCCTTCGCCATTTTCTTCGGCGGGTTCTTTGCCGCCGCGGATGAGATCCCGGTCGGTGTCCCCACTGTGGTCGCCATCGAAGAGATCGTCACCGGGGAGATTTACGGATGAATCAGTCAGCCATCGAAGCCATGAAGGGGGGTGAACAAATGATAAACGTGATAGTCACGAAAGACGGAGAGCGGATCTCGGAGCCCATGAGCCCGAATGATGCGTTCGCCTTCGTACTCAACCACCAAGGACAGTCCTATGAGTACGCCATGAAAGTCGGCGGCTACGGGCTCGAGTACGAGATCACCACGGACAAGGAAGAGGATGAATAACCCATGCTGAACGTCTCATTTATCGACAAGAAATCCAAGGACAACCCGCCCTACGCGGTGTTCACCGGGACGATGTTTGGAGGACCGGCCACCTACAAGGTGCTCAAGAAATACAAGAACGACGATAGCGCGGAGTATTCCGCGTGGTTCGTGGTCGCGGTGACCCCGGCCACCGGAGAGCTCGGAGATATGGGAGATACCTACGTCAAGGACGTGGTTTCCAGCTTCGATCTTTCGGAGGTTGACGGTCGAGATCCCACGGTCGAAGAGTTCGCGGAGATCGCGAGCCTGCGGAGTGCGTTCACGTCGGACGGAACCTCTGAGGTTTTCACCATGAACGAGATCATGGCGGGAGCGAAGCCCACCAAATGAGCCTGCGCGAGATCATCGAAGAGTCAGGGGGACGGATCGAGCTCATCGAAGTCGAGCCGTTCCCCGGGAAGGGAAGAGAAATGGATGACACGGAGATCCGACAGATCAAGGGAGCGAAGAGCCTTCGCTACGAGATCGTCCACAACGGGACGGTTTACGCGCGGGTGATCTCCCTTCCGCTGGCCGAGCGGATCCTCGAGATCGTCGTGGAGACTTCGGCCAACGCGGAGAAAGCGATCAAGTCGCTACTCACTGAGTAACGGCCCCGAGCCCGAATCCGGAGCTCCCTTTCGCGGGGGGTTTCGGTTCAGGATCGACTAGAATTAGGAGTGGAAGGGAGCCCGAAATGGCGGATGAATACTTCGAGGGAGACGAGGGTTGGGCGGTGTATCGAGTCACCCGCGACCCCCTCAAGATCTACTACCTCGAGTGGTCTAAGAAACGCTGGCGACAGGACAACTCGATGGCCGAGGTAATCACTCGAGTCGGCGGGGAGCAAGAGATCGAGGACATAACCCCGGAGCGAGCTCGAGAGATAATCACCGCTCGGTTTAACGTCTCGATGGCGGAGGCCTTGGTCCCCCTCTAGTTCATCTTGAACGTCCCCGGGATCTCGTCCAGTCTCGGCGGGAACGGAACCTCCGCGGAGATCGCCCTCATTTCTGCGTCGAACTTCTGAGCCAGAACTGTCTCCGGTTTGAGAACTCGCCACTTGTCGTAGATCCCATGAAGTAGGGGTTCCTTCACAGCGAAACTCGCCGGCGTGTGGAATTGGAGCTCGAACGTGAACCCCTCCGGAGTGTTGAAGGTGTAGTTCGAGCCCATGTAGGAGTTCCCCTTGAGCCAGTATTTCTTCGCCTTGTTCACCGTGAACCCCTGAGCCTTGAGCTCGTTGATCGAGCGGATCATCCCGTCCGCGAAGTTCTTCTCCTCGAGAACCATCGTGTAGCGGAGGGAGTCTTGGATCTGCCCCGCGGCTTGGGATGCGGACATTCCAGGCCCGCCCTTTTTCACCTTCCCCGCGATCTTCCGCTTGAGCGATTTGATCTTCTTGATCTTGAACTCGAGCCCTTCCATTCGGCCACCGACCCTCCCGGACATTCCCCTCATCCGAGCGGTTACCGCCGCCTCCGCCGCCTTCGCTTCCTCAAAGATCCGGTTCGCTTCGTCCTCGACCTCTTGGGGAGTAACCATCGTGTCGATCGGTGAGAAGAGCTCTTGACAGCGGCAGTTGGCGATGTTCTCGATCGAGCCGCCTGGATCTCGAGGGTATTGGAGCTCTTCCCCGCCCACGATGTAGGGGGACTCGGATCCGGTGATCTGGCCGTCCGCGAGCGCGTGGGCTTCTCGAACGCGGTTGTCCTGCATCGAGAGCCATTCCTTCTCGAGCAAGACCCCCGATTGGAGAGCGGCTTCGTGAGTACCAACCGCGGTCGAGCTCATTACGTTATGCCGAGCCACCGACGAGGAACGCGCGCCCGGTTGCTCATCATCCTCGCCGGCCCAATCCGAGAAGAGAGCGGCGACCCCGACCGAAATGAGGAACCCAAGGAAGATATCCCGGCTTTCTTCCTCTTCCTCCGCTGGCCCAAACCCCGATTCAATCGTCATTCAGAACCCGCTCCACGGTCGCCTCGATCCTCCGTCGAGTGTTGGCGACGATCGCCTCCGCGTTCTCTTCGGCGTGCCGGCGGATCAACTCGAGGGTCCGGACAGATTGCCCCAAGGCGATCCGCGCTGGATCGAAAGGCGCGAGTTCCTCGAGGGTCCGATCGAAGTAGATCTCCGCGTTCGCTGTCCAGATCCGGGTCAGAACGACCGTCCACTCTTCGACCGAGATCGCCTCGAGTGCCTCTGTGAGTCCCCCGGTTCGGAGCGCCTGAGCTACGCGGCGGGCTTCCCTCCGGAATTGCCGGCGGATCTGTGGAGTCGTGGTTTCCGAGAGTCGAGTGAGCTCGTTGTCTACGGCGCGCCAACGGTCGGAGCGTTGCTGTAAGACCCTATTCGCGGGACGAGTGTCAACCACTCACAAGATCCGCGAGCTCTTCGTCGGTGAGCTCCGTCTCCCCATTGGAGCTCGGCGCGGGTAGGAGGGATTCAGCGTCTCGAGGGATCGTCATGGAAGTGGCGGGAACGATAAACACGTCGTCGTCCTTAGTGACCTCGAGGCCGAGCTCTTGACGGGCTTCCCCTCGAGTGGAGACTCCCCCCTGGTATCCAGCTACCGCGGCGGTGGTCTGCTCCACGCGGTTGTCTTGGAGAGCCTTTACAGCCCGAGTGTCCTTCCGGAAGACGCGCGCTCGGCTCCCCTCGAAATCGGGGATCAGGAGCGATTCCGTGATCTGAGCTCCGAACCGTCTCCACAGGGGGACCAGCTTCCCGGTTGTGAAGTCGCGGATCAGGGCTTCCCCTTCGGATTTGCCCGACGAGGTTTCCACACCTGCCCCGAATCCAGCAAGGATGGCGGGAACCTCGAGGACCGACGCTACGCGGTGTTCAGCGTGGAAATGGAGGGTCCGTAGGTCAAGCTGTTGTGGATTGAATGACGCAATCGTTACGTCGAAGGGTCCAGTCGTGACCAGCGTCGAGCCCCGATTATGGCCTCCGAACTCTTCGGAAGCGGTGGCCTTGATCTCTTTCGCGGCTTCCTTCCCCGGATATTCGACTCCCTCCGGGAGCACCTTCGGAGTGAAGATCAGACCGGGAATCCCCATTCGTTTGAGAAGGGCGGTCTGGAATTGGCCCGCGGCCTCATCCCCGACGAGCTCCCGGAGAACGGTCCGGATCGGAGCGAAGCCGTGGCGTTGGTCTTCGTCGTCCAAACCGAGCAAGCGGAAATGGATCACGTCTTGAGGTAGGAAGTTGGTTTCGACCCCGTTGATCGTGTAGCGGAAGAGCCCGATATAGGGATCATCGGGGACGGTCATTACCTCCGTCTGCCCACCGACCAAGACCGGCCCGGACCATCCGCGAGTGGCGAGCGGTTCCATGAGAGACGGGATAACCGGCCAGAGCTCCCGGACGAGCCCCGCGGGGGAGCGGTTCTTGATCCAGTACGCGTCCCCGGAGATATGAGTCGCGGCCACGACGTACTGCTCGAGCTCTTCCCCGAGCATGTGGGGGTTTGGCTTTTGGAGTAGAGAGACGAGGTTGTGGGGAAAGGCTTCCTCTCCGAACTCTTCCGGTCCCTCTGAGATCTCAAACACCTTCCCGGGGGGTTCAGGAAAACGGTTCTTGAGGACGTTGAGAGCACCAACGACAGCGGAGTTGCGAGATCCGTCTCCGATCTCTCGAACGTCAGTGAAGCCCGACTCCGTATCCCAACCGTAGGGCATGATCGGAAAGTTCATCGACGTAGTGCTTAGGTTTGGATTGTCGAAGTTCTTGCGGAGATCTCGGAGGAACGTCCCGGGGCTTCGAGCCATCCGCCGAGTCTAAGCGGTCAGGTGAAGATCTCGCGGAGCCACGCTGCGAAGGCGAGAGCTCCAAGAGCAACGATCACGTCCCGAGTCCACTTCCGCAAATGTCTCAGGCCGATTGGAGATTCCGAGCCACTGAGAGCATGAACGAATAAGGGGGATTGGGAGTGTCCCGCCACGGAGCCCGTTTGATCGTCGTCGTCTTGCCTTTGTGGAAGCTCATAATCCCCCACGTCTCCGGGAAGTTGTCTGTGATCCCTCCGGTGAGAACGTCAGTGGGAGCTACGAGAAAGAACTCGTTTGAGAGCGCGAGCGCGACTTCGCATTTCTCGGGTTGGTCGAGCTCACGGCGGAGATCCGACCTCGAGGCCTTGACCTCGTAAGCCACGCGCCGGTACTTCTTGCTCGGCCAAGTGTGGAGAGCGAACGCGTCGATCCGTTGATCCGACGCGGCCCTGATAATCGGGTCGATCGAAGTGCCTCGCAACGGGAAGAACCCTGTGGAGATCCGGACCTCTTCGACGTAGATCCACGCTTTAGAGAGCCCGTTGGCTTCGTAGGCGTGTCGCTTCTTGAGAGCGTCGAGAATCGATCGAGTGATCTCCCATCCGGAATCCAGATCCGGGTTCACGACGGAAAGGGGTCCGGTCTTCCCATCCCTTCCCCCGCCTCGAGGCGCTCCAAGTCTCGAGCGTGAGCGGTGACGGTATGGCCCAAGGCTCTCCGGAGTCGGTTGATCTCGGCCACCTTGAACGTGGATCTCATCCCGCCTCTCTTGGTGTCATCGCAAAAGGCGATATTCCCGCGGAGGTAGTGGACTTCGATCGAGCGGTGGCATTTGCGGCATATCGGCCAGAGCGGTTCGGCCATTTCGGGGCTCCCTTCGTCGGTCCCCACTTTAGACCGCGCCCCATTCGATCTGAGTTATGACCTCGACGGGATCCGTCCAGAAAAGCATGACCACGGTATCCCCGCTGTCCGGGCTCCGCCCTAGTCGCCTCTTGATATCGACCTTCGGCTCCAAGCGTTGCCGGCCACCGGAAGTAATAGAAAGCCATTTCGGGGAAGCGAGATCCCCGAGAAGCAAGTCGTCCGGGGGGAGCGAGATCGGGGTTGGGTTATCAGGATGAAGGAGCTCCCGGAGGTTCCACCAGGCCGCGGATCGTTTGTTGACGAATCGGAGCTCCCCGGATTCGTCTGTCCAGTCGGTCGCCTCCGAAGCGTTAAAACCGACAACCTCCGCTCCCTTCGTTCGTAGCTGGCCGACCACTCCCGCGCCGACTCCGATCGAGTCTATGACCACCGGGATCTTCGCCGCTCCATATCCGGTCGCCTTCCAGACGTGGCCCACGGTGGCCTCGAGCCCCTCACCAACCGCGCCCTTCTCGTCGTGATACGCGAGCCTTCCGACCCGGGTTCCGTACAGCTTCGCGATCACGGTTTGATCCTCTCCGGTGTCTGCCACGTCCACTCCGATCTGAGTGAGAACGTGAGTCTTCTCTTCCTCCCAACGGGCCATCGCCGCCTCGATCCAACCGAGCGGTATCGCCGCGTCCTCCGAACCCGCAAACTCGGCCTTGACGTAGGTCCGATACAGCGGGGAGTCCTCCCCCCATTGTTTCCCTCGAGCATCGACCCATTCCTGAGTGATCCGTCCCGCCTTGAGAGCTCGCTCCGTGGTGACGTGGGTCGTATGCCATTCCTCGTAACCGGGAGCTCGAGCGTGGATCTCATGGAAGCGGCCCGCCGGCTCCCCCGGCACCGAGAGCGCCAGAATCAGCTTGTGGCCCGGGTCCGAGAAGTACCCCTCGATCGCATCCCATGATTTCGCTGGAACCGCCTTCGCCTCGTCCACGATCGTTAGGAGGTTCTCCGCGTGCGCGCCTTCGATCAGGTCCGGGTTGTCTGAGGCCACTCCGAAGGCTTCCCCGGTGTTGAGTTTCAGGCTCATTACTTGGAGCTCGAGGTTGGTATACCGCGGCCTTCCGAGCTTCTGAAAGTCGATCGCTCGAGCCCATTTGTGGATCTCAGGCCAGAGGAACTTTATGAGTTGCCGCCATCCCCCCGCCGTCGTGACCACCTTCCAGTCGAGCCCGTCGAAGGTGTTAGCGAACCAATGGACGGCTATCGCTGCGGGAGCGGTCTTCCCCGCGCCCCGGGGAGCTCGAGTTGCCTCTCGATGGTGGACGGCCAGATTGGTGAGCGTCTCTTCCTGGTATTCGGCCAAACCGCCGGCCTCTCCGAAGTCGAGGAAATCGTTAGCCCACGCGACCGGATCCTCTCCGTAGATCCTGCGAAGTCGCTCGGTCCTGTACCAGTCTTTGCGGATTTGCTGAGTGTTGATCTTGGTTATCAGATCGACGCGCGATAGAGCTTCGGCGGTGCTCACGTCCAGGACGGGATCGGAACCTTGGGAGTGATTGTCACCGGCTCGAAAGTGGCGATCTCTCGAGTGTCGAGGTTGGCGAGAAACGGGTGTCCGTCCGAGCCCTTCCGATAGCGGTGAACTGTCATCCGACCGTCCTCGAGGAAATCGATCCGGTAAACGTCGAGCCCGCTCAGATCGTGAAGGTTGAGAAACGTCTCCCATTCATCGAAGTCGTAGAGGTTCCCCGGTCGGAGAATCTTCCCGTTTCCGTTCCCGGGGTACTGGATCCGGACGTGGATCTCTTCGTTGAATTCGGCCTCATCGGGGGTCATGCGCTGGCCGTCTCCATGATTCTCTTCACGAATTCGGCCCTCTTCTCTTTCTCCCCTTCGTCAAGGAAGCACCACGACTCGATCGAGCCGTCCTCCATGAGTATCCCGGCGAAGTTGGATCCAGTGAGCCCACAGGGGGGAACGTCCGAAGTGTGGACGGCATAGGGGCTCCACTCCTGGATCTCGTTTGAGTGCTCGGTACAGGTAAAGCCGTTCTCCAAATCGGGATCCCAAAAGACGTGCATAACCGCGTCCTTGAGACAGAGCGAGGTTGGCTTTTCGATCGGCCCGCCCACGACCCGCGTGCACTTCCCGGGGGAGTAGGTGACTGGACCCATCGGAACTGGACTCATGCCACGCGCACCGGATCGGATTGGAGCGTCTTCCGGATCTCATCCCATCGAATCTCAGCGGTCGGTCTGTAAATCGTGTCCTTGCTATCCGGGACCACTCCGAGCTCTTTCGCCATCCGATTGCCCACCGCGACCACCGCGGCCATGTATTCGTCCGGTCCGGGCTCGCTGTAAAACTGGAAGTAGTAGACGTACCCGGGAATCACCATCGCGAGGGTGTGGGGGATCTCGGTGAGCGGGAGATCAAGTGCGGGATTGGTCGCCTGGTCGCTCATCATCCTCTTCTTCGTCCTCGTCGGGTCGTCTGAGTTGCTCGACTATACGCTCGAGCATCCGGTCGAATTGGGTTGTATCCGCGACCAGCTTCACGGTGAGAGGCGCGCGGCTCAATCCGCTTCGTCTTCCATTTGAGCCACTTCCCGATTCAGCTTGTCGAGCTCTTCCTCGAGAGCTCCGGTAGTGATCTCGAGCCGGCGGAGCGGCCCGTAGCCGGCGCGGTCCAGGATGGCTCGAGCGGCGCGGATCCGATCGGCGGAGTTCTCGCCTCGTTCCATTTCATCTACGAGAACCTCGATAGCCAGATCCGCCGCTAGAGCGAAGAGTCGATCGACCTTATTCTTGGCCTGCGGAGTTTCGGCTCCATGCCAATAACACACCTTGAGCCCCGCGGTTCGATACCGCGCGCATTGTCGCCCCGCCGTCTTGCTCTTGGCGTTGCAACGATCGAGGGGCTCCGGGGGGATCCAGCTACCCAAGGCGCGTCCTCATTCGATAAGGCCCGGATTCCCCGGCATCCACCGTCGCGAGTGGCGGGTCTTGGTCGGGCCAAATGCTCTCGAGCTCGTTCTCGGTGATCCCGACTCGAAGGTGGCCGACCCTGCCCTCAGAGAAAAGCCACCATTCGCCGTCGTCTCTGCCTACCCCCTCGAGCAAGCGAATCGCGATCATTTCCGATTGGCTCGGCGCGGGTAGAAGGATCCCGGTTCTCTGATCCTGAACGCTTACGGAGGCGTGCCAAACTGGAAGCCCATCGTTGAGTCTCATTCAGTTGTCCACAGCCAGAATCGACACTCTCAAGGTTCCACCGGATCCCGCCGAGATCGAGCGGAGACGATCGAGTTGATCCTCACCGTTCAGCATGGGAAATCGAGTCGCTTTCAGTTGCCGGCTGTCCAAGACCTCGCTCCGTATCCGATCGTATCCATGAGGTATACCGTATCCATGCGGTCAGGTGCGGTCAGGATCTTTGTGCTCGGCGTGAACGGCCTCGAGTCTCTCGTCCACTAGGACTCGCGCGGCCCGGGCTCCGCTCTTGGCGAGCTCCATCCCGGCTTCGGCTTGGAGAATGGGTGTGAAGAACTCTTCGCATTTCGGACAGTCAGTTGGCCTCACGATTGGAAGTACCTCCGAAGGGCTGCGTCTCTCGTCTCGTCCAGGATGGCCTCGAGCCTGTCGAGCTTCCGATTGAACAGCCATCGAAGCGGTCGCCATAGCGAGTCTGCCTCCCCGCGCATCCTGTCGAGCTCGTCTCTGAGGGTCAGGTGCTCCACGGTGAGTGGGCTCTGGCGGGGCTCAAGCCCTCCCTGGTCGTACCAATCTCCGTCTGCGAAGGGTCGGATCTCGGGCATTAGAACGGCGGCTCCGTTACGTCTGTCTCTGAGGGTTGGAACTCGCCCCGCGGAACCCATCCGAAGTTCTCGGCGTAGCACGCGATCGCTTCCTCTCGAGTCGCGAAGGTCTTGGAGAACGGTTCCCGGAGCTTGATCCCCTGGAAGAATTGGCCTCGAGCGAAGACCTTCCATTTCGTCTCCCCGGTGAGCTCGTTGTGGAACTCGGTGATAACAGGGTCGAGATCCGGTGGCTTACGTTTCCGTCTCACTATTGCTTCCACCACTCTTCGACAGCGAGATCTCCCCAATCCGGTGAGAGCCCCCATTCCCCCATGAGTGGAAGCCCGCCCACCAAGAGCGTGATCTCCCAATCGTCGCTAACGCTCCCCCGCTGGAAGGTCACTTCGATGTTTCCGAGAAGCGCCGTGTCGTCAATTCGGAATCGTTGGTTACCGAAACGGATCATGGAGCCCCGGCCCAAGTCGGAAACCTCCGGAGCGTCTTGGATCTCGATTCGCGCGGAGTGTTTGCCTCGTTTCAATCCGTTGTCTCCGGTCGTTCAGGGATCCAGACTCCACCGACCATCGTCCCGCGGTGTTCGATAGTGGCCTCTACCCCGGAGATCAGATCGGAAAGCGGTCGGATCCTCCCGTCTGCGTAGTGGATCTCGTCTACTGCGGGAGCTTCCGCTCCGAGCATCCCCCGTATCCATGCTTCGACTACCCCCGCGTCCATGAGCTCGGTTAGAAACGCTGCGAGATCCGTAGTCTCGGCGATCGAATCCGCTATCGCCTCTTGGAGCTCCATACGCATTTTCCATATCGGAGGGTCGCGAGGCTTCTCGCGATGAGACGCGGTGAACCGATCGAGGCTCTCCACGATGAGCTTCTCGAGGCTCCGGTTGATCGCCTTGAGCCAGTATTGGATCGAGTATTCCTCTGGCTTAGTCACGCGATCCCTTCCGAGTGGTCGCTGTAATCCCACCCCTTCGGATCGTATTGGCATCGTGGCCGGCGGAAGACCCCCCAACCGCGCCAGTCGTGAGTCTTGGATTGGTTGTGATAGGCCTTCCCACAGGAGAGGCATTGTTCCGCTCTGATCGCGCGAATGTCGTTGAGGATCTCGCGGGACTTGTCGAGATCGTTGATCGGGTCGTCTTCGGTTTGCTGGCTCATTTCTGGCTCTCTTTCAGCGCCTTTTCCCGCTCTGCCATTTTCTGCTTTATCAACAATTCGCCGTGGTCGTGAGTGCATACCGGCATGAGTTTGAGCGCCCCGAGCTCGAGCACTTGGAACGCGGCTGGCGCGGAGCAAATCTCACACCAGCGATCCTGGACGATGTAGAAACCTCGCGGCATTAGCCCGCCTTTCTTCGGAATCGTTTTCGGAGCCTGTCTCGAAACGTCTCCGTCTCTGAGAGGATCCCTGCCTTGTCAGTGGGAGCGACCCGGGTCTGAGCCATCGCGGTCAGAATGAGCATCGAGTCCTTGCGGAGCCGGCCCGATTGGGTTCCTCGAGTGGGTCGATCATTTCCCCGTCTCCGAGATCTGCTCGAGTTGGCCCCGCGCCCCTTCGGGCTCATCCGGTTAGCCGATCCGCTGCGTCTTGAGCCCATCGCGCCAACCAACCGTTAGTAAACATGAACGGTCCGGGAACCTTCTCGGGAGGGAGGTTGGTAATGCGATCGAGTTTGTCCTCGATATCCCCTATCTGGATCTCGTCGCGAGCGAGCTCATAGAGGAAAGCTACGAGCGGTCGATTGTCATTCACGCGACCGGAAGCCTCGCGCATCCGGAGATTGGCTTCGTTGGTTATCTCTTCGGTGTACGGGTCGTGGCTCAAGCTGGCCTCTTGTCGGTATGGTGAATCACGTCCTGCTCGTCATAGAAATGTCGAACGAGCGTGTCACCGTCGAAATACGATTCGACGCGATGCGGCCACTGATCTCGGAACACGTCGATAGCGGCGCGCATACCTTTGACTTGGGCTTGCTGGAAATCTTCCCGTCGAGCTCCCGCTCCGATAATCGCCATAGCAAAGACTCCGAGCGTGCCACCGATGAAGAGCCCGATCCAGAATCCGATCACGGTTTGGCCTCCCATACGATTGCCCGTCTCCCGGACGGTAGTTTGACCTTCCTTCCAGTGTCCCGGACGAGGCCTCGAGTCACCAATTCGGATCGGCGCGCCCGGAGCCCCGAGTCGGATTGTCTCGGCAATAGGGGGAAGGCTTCGGGGTTGTTGTAGTGATCGTTCAAGGTGGTATCCGTCATTGGACCCAAGACCTTGAGCACTTGGAGCACCGCGCTTTGCTTCCCGGTCAGATCAGTAACCGACCGCGCCGCTTCGAGAGAAGTCTCCGGATCCCCGGTCCGGGTCCGGTACTCGGGATCGAAGGGCAACGGTCGGTCAGTCATTGGAGGACGGCGAAGAGGATCGTCCAGAGCGCGAGGATGAACCCAAGCGTCCGGACGAGCTCCCGGTTCTCCGTTCCCGGCACGAAGAGAGCTCCGAGAAGAATGAGGCTAATGAGCCCCGCTAGAACGACTCCGGTCGAGAGATCCACTACTTCTTGATCGTGGCGAGCAAGGCCTCGTTTACGGATTCCTTGAGATCGTCCACGGAATCCCCGTCGTTCGGATGATCCTTGAGGAACTGATCCAGGAGCTTAGAGAAGTGGAGGATCGGAAAGTTATGGGCTCGGGGCTTGGCCGGCTTCGTCTCCGTGGCTCCGGAATCTTCGGGCTTCGCTTCTTGCTTCTCGTCTACCATTTGGGGCTCCCTTTCAGAGTTGGACCGTTACCCTTTCGAGTATACCTATGTTTAACCCCCCGCGCCGTTGTTTGTCGGGGTTTTCTTCACCAACGAGCTTCCTAGTGAAGTTGGCAGTATGCGGAGGCCTCGAGGGATAACGCGGCTTCCAAACCCCCGCGCTCCCCCGAGTTTCCGCTCCCGGTGGTGAAGCAATACGAGCATACTTCCCCCCCGGAAAACGTGGTTTTACGAACGCGAAATGAGGATCACCGCCGCCTGGTTTTCGCGTAAGCCTCTCTTCCGGAAGGGATCTTCTGCTCCGACTTCACACTTCAACGGATGAGAGAGGACGAATGGTGTCGCCAAGTGACGGTCAGCGATATAGAATGAGTCTGTTCGTTTGCACAATCCGAACCTAGCACGTCGAGCCACCGCCCGCCGAGCTTGTCGAGAGCCCCGATCCGAGCCGTCGTTGGTCTATCTTCGGGGCTCTTGCTTTTGGTAGAGTCGAAATGGCAGAGCGCCCGGGCCGTGAGATATTGGGGCTCCCACTCCGTATCGTCGGCGGTCCGGGTTCTGTCTTCTCAGGCCTCGATACCCACCAGTCGGCACTTCTCACAGAGGACGAGAACCTCGAATCGAACTCTGCTCCAACCGTGGAACCCCGGCTTCGCGATCTGCCCCGGTCCGGTATAGGGGACGAGGGATCCCCCACAGCGAGAGTGAGTCATTGGTGATCGTGCCGGCGTTGGTGGATTTGGTGAGTTCTTCGAGCGTTTGTCCTCATTTCGATGAGTCGGGCTCCGGTGGCGAGCGTTTCGATCGTCTCCAATTCCTCTAGGTACAGCATCCCATTTAGCCTCTTTATCAACCGTCGAGCTTGCTCGTCTAATTGGTCTTCCGTCACTTTCCCCCGGTCCATTCGTGTTCCCATTTCTTCGCCTCGTCCTCCCAATTTACGGCCACCAACCTACGCGCCCCGGCCAGAGCGCGCACCGCCATTCGGTCGTAATAGTTCTCTCCGTAGAGCTCGTCCACAAAGACCTTCCACTCGAGGGGACGTGGCGTGAAATAGCTGTGACAGGATCGGCACAGAGCCATCGCGTTCTCCGGGTCGAGCCGCGTTGCCGCGTAGCTTCGGGAGTGGATATGCGCGCATTGGAGGAAGGCCTCTCGAGTGCATTTCTCGGCTCCCGCCCCTTCGATCCGAGACGCTTGACAGATCCCGTCTCGCCGGCGGATCCACTGTGAGAAGTAACCATCGGCCTTGGTCTTCCAATAGGTCTTGGTCTTCGGCTTCGGCTTCTTCTTCTTCTTCGCGATCATCCCTCGAGATCCGACTCCGTTAGGTGGAGTCGCCCGCCGCGCTCCGCATAGAGCCTGGACCCGGACCCTCGACCGTGGACGATCTGCAAGCCTTGGAGCTTCCCCGAGTCCTCGAGTAGCTGTGCCAAGTGTTCGATCCTCTCGCCGGGAGTGAGCTCGTCCTTCTGACAGAGCTCGCAAAGGTTCACTAGCGTTTCCTTCACCCGCGAACCATCTTCGTCGTGCTCGTCACCCCTACGAGGTACTCGGGATCCCCGTCCTCGATTTCGTGGTGAGCGGTCCGGAAGTCGAACCCGAGCTTGTCGCCCACGTTCTCGAGGAACGAGATCTTCCACTTGAGCTCGAGAGCGTTGGCGTTGCTCAGGAGGACGATGGCCTCCGCGAAGCCGAGATCCCCATGCTCCATGACCGCGGCCAAGATCCCCGACGAGTTGAACGATCGGACCCGGGTTATCTCTTCGTGTAGGTCGCCTTGTGGTGACTCGTAGACCACCTTCTCTCCGAACGGCTCGGCCTTCCGCGCTTCGCTCGCCACGAAGGAAGCATCCGCTTCGACCTCTCTCCGTTTCTTGGCGAGATCCTTCTCGATGCTCCGAAGGTGGTTCGCTACGAGAGCCCAATCCTGCTCCGGGATCTCAGCGTCTCGGAGCGCGTTGGTGAGCTCGGTGAGCCCCGCCAGAGCCCACTCGTAGAGCTCGACCGTGGTCTTCTCTCCGTCCTTCTCGATCGTGTATCCGCCGCTGCTCATGCTGTGTGTTCCTCCCATTCCTTTACGCGTTGTTTGCTCTGGATCCGCCCCGGCTTAGAGATCCTCGTCCCGCGCCAACCGCATGAACATTGGATCTGCCAATAGGCCGACATTCGAGCGAAGCCTTTCCGATCGGTCCAGACCTTCCGGTGGACGGTGTAAACGTGCTCCATTTCATCCGTAACCGGATCCCGGTTCCACGTCGTCGTCGTCGTCGTCGGCCTGGTCGTCCTCGACGTTCTCGCCCACGTCCTTCGCTGCCATAGGTGCCTCCGCCTCGTTCCGGAGTTTGATCGCGGTGGCGACAACCTGCGCCCACTGTTCCTCCGGGATCGGATTCCTGAGCTCGAGGATCTTCATGGCCTCCGACGCGTAGGTTCGCGCCTTGGTTATGGCGAACCCCTCAAGCGTCAGAGCGTCGAGGATCGCCTGTCCCGACGATTTCGGCTCGACCTGCTCCGGAGTCTCCGAGTCGGGATCCGGTTCGCCTGTGGGGATCGTGAGTACCTGAGCGAGTGCGTTCTTGAAACTCTGCGTCTGTGCTTTGTTGATCGCCTTGTCCGAGTAATCGATCGACTCTCCGAGCGTCTGAACGGTGATCGCGCTCGTCTCCGGGAAGAGGACTCCCCGACTCTTGCCGGCGATCTCATTCGCGGCGGGTGCCTCTTGGTCTACGGAACGGTCAACGTGAATCGAGAACGTCCAGGTGGATTCGATCACGACCCGATACCCCTTGGTGCCGGCACTCGCGGTTACGGAATCCGACGAGATCAGTCGGTGGACCGGCGCGACCACGATCCCGAGATCAGCGAAGATCGGACCGACCTTATTTACGATCGCGTCGATCCCCCGGAAGCTGTATTGGAGGGAAGAGTTCTCGTCACCTTTGCCGATTACCCCGACCTCGATCTTGGCTCGGGACAGGGCTTCGTGGATATTGGTCGGAGGATTCTCAGGCATTTGGGGCTCCCTTGGTTGTGGTGATTAGTTTACTCGCCGGCTATGACAGAAGTTCCGCCCCGGTTCCCTGGTCAACCACTCGCTACCCACCCCGGATTCTCACCGAGCTAGAGCCTTGTCCGTTGCGGGAACCGGGAAACTTAGTCGTGGGAGAAATGGCCCACGGTCCGAGTGGCGATGAATTGAACCTCCGGGATCTCTTCCCCGTCTCCGACTTCCGGAAGGTCCGGATCGTCAGCGACTCGGATCTCGAAGGTGTCCCGGGATATCTGCCCGTCGGGATCGGAAACTCGAAGGATCTTCGTCCCCGCTGGAAGCTCGAGAACCTGTCTGAGCAATTCGTAAGTGACTTTCAACCGTCCGATTCTCATATTCGGTACTTATCGGTCAGACGCATGAACCCCTTGAGGAACTTCTCGCGGTCCTCCCCCGCTATCCAGAAGGTCACTTCGATGGTTACGTTCGTGTCGAGCTCGTCCTCGTATCGGTAGAGGAACCGCCCGCCATCGAAGCCGTGGTTCTCGATCGTTTGGCTCGACCCAATCTCGGGCCTGATTAGAGAACCTCGATCTGTCCGCGCTTGAGCCGGCGGATCTTTCCCGCTTCCTCGAGAGCCACGATCAGAACGTGACCGGACCTCGAGCTCGAAAACCCGAGAGCCTCAGACAACTCCCGAGCGGTGATCGTCGCGATCTGACGCTGGCTCGCTGAGATCAATTTCAAGGCTCGTTTCTCTTGCGCGCTCAACTGCTTGATACTCGTCGGCATACCTTTTTCCTCTCTCTAGTGCTACGGCTATGACGTGGGAGCAAGGCGTGAACCGCTCCCGCCCCGCTTTACAAGTGCATTTCCAGACGTAGGGGAACGTCGGGAAGATCTTCTCTTCGTCCACAAAGAGATCGACGCTGTACGTCGCCTCCGAAGTGGCGGATCGAACCCTCGCGTATGAGTGGAGCTTCCCGGAGGTTCGCGGGTTGATCCAGACCTCATGGCGGTGAGCCCGCTCGAAGACTTCTTTCGAGACGAGGATCTCCCGCGGCTCGGCCTCCACTCTGGCCTTGTAGAACTCGAGGCGCTCGACCCAATTCCGGGTCTTCTTCCTCATGGCGTGGTCGATCTGATCGTGACGGTGTAGATCAAGTAGCCGTCCTCTGCGGGAACCGGATCGGTGTAATCGACTACCTCGAAGTTGGCGAGCCCGCAATCCTTGGCGAGAGCATCGTGGAGCTCGGCGGGATCCACGTCATAAGACGGAACCGATATGTCCTCGAGCGTGGTCCGGATCTCGTCCCGGATCCCACTCCACTCGTAAGCCTTCCAACCGGAACGACCGGCCAGATCAGGTCGTTGTTTGGCGATGACAGCGGTCCAACCGTCGTCCTCGTACTTGGCGCGTTGGCTCTGGATCTCATCCGAAGACAACTCCGCCGTATGCTGGATAACGATTCGCTCTCGCATAAGGGCTCCCGTAGTCATGCCCTCAGTATAGACATACGTTTACCATCCGTCAACTCATACGTTTACGCTTTTCGACTTGACATGGGTAAACATACGTGTATAATTAGGAGTGCAGGGTCGGTCCCCCGTCTCGGCGGGGCCAAGAAGGTCCGGTCCTCCCCACTCGGAAGAGGCCCACGGCGGGCCAGCGAGGGACGGGGCGTGGCTGTCCTCTCTAAAAGAGACACTGAACGGACCTTGCAAGGTCTTGCAAATCCGACCAGGCGAAAGCTGAAAAATTGGTCTAAGGCACATGGCGTACGCGATTGGGGTTATACCCTGCCTCTGCGCAAAGTGCGGGAATCCCTCCGGTGAAGATTGGCCCCTACTAGGTGTCTCTTTTTGAGAGGACGGAAAAGGTTTCCCTGGATCCTTCGTCCCCGGAAGGACCATCGACACCGAGCACAGTGACCCAAACCCTGACGGCTAACGATCACGACTCTCTCAGCCAGAGGGAGCGACCCCTGAACGAAGGTGCGGATAGTGACTCGGACAGAAGTGAGAGAACGGGATAAACGGTCCCCGGACCGAAACGAAAGCTAACTCGGGAGTTGCAACGATCGAGGGTGTGAGTAGGGAGTAGGAACGGGATCGGGCGGAGGATCTAGGGAAGCCTTTTCCGGAGAAACCTTGGGTCGCTGGATCCGACTCCCTGCAAACCTTTTTGTCAGGTACTCGTCGGAATCAGAGAATCCCCTCTCCGGAAACAGGCTTTCTGAAAGCGAGCCCCACCAAGAGAAGGAGACAGGCAAAATGAAAACCCATTGGTTAGTCGTGGATCAGGACGGAACGGTTCTGGCGTGGTTCCCCAAGTCTGAGGACCGGGCCAAGGAGCGAGCCGCGGCCCTGGTTGCCGATACCAGTCACGAATTGGTCGAAGGGAGTTGGAACCCCGCCGGGACGGGATGGGTTCTGGCTTAGATTGGGGGGAGATCGTCGGCGTTGTCTGAGGAAATCGGCCCGGGAGTGAGAGGATTGCCGGCATCGTCTCGAGGGTTGGCGGTCGGCGTGACGAGCCCCTGAGTTATGAACGTGAACATCGCTCCGATCGCTGCGAGGACGAGCATTACCGCGCCCGTCTCGGCTCCGGTCCAAGTGACCGTCTCGAAGATCAGGAGTAGGCCAATGATCGACTCCGCGACTCCGGTAATCAGGGTCCAGAAGACCACCGGACGATTCTTGGCGAACGTCATACTGGATCTCCAATCTTGACCTCAACCGTGGCGGTGACGCGGTGGCCGTGATCCTCGAGCCCCTCGTCTTCGTGGTCCCCCACGTCGATCGTGTAGCTGATAATCAGAGCGGAAGTAACCCCGTCGATGATCCCCGTCTGCGGCAGATCAGCGGCCCTCTGATAGTTCTTGACCCATTCCTCCGTCTCGTCTCCGAAGTCTTTGTCCGCTTTCCATACGGGGAGAGCGTCCGGGTTCCAAGCGATGAGCCCCTCTTGGTGCTTCCCTACCGCGTTTCCCTTGTCGCCATTCTTGAGGCTCAACTCGATCGCTCCATTTCCTTCGTAGAACCCTCTCGGAGCGTAAACCTTCGCGGCGATTTCACCAAGCGTGACCCGAAGCTGGAAGTGCATCGCGTCCTTGATCGTTCGCCATCTTCCGCCCCAAGTGATCGCCTGGATCCCGTTGGCGGTGATCGCCTCGATCTCCCGGATCATGGCCGCGGGCATATCCGTGTCGATACCCCACCGGATCCTTCGGAGTGAGGGAGTCCGAATGTACGGATTGGTCGCCGCGTTTATGTCGTGAGCCACCGGCCACGCGTGACCCGACCACCTTCTGAGGAACCCTGTGATCGCTCGGCAAGAATACGAGCCCGTATAGGAAGTCGGGATGAGGTAGTTGTAAGCGAGGAAAACCGCGCCCATCGCCCGCCAGATCGGTTCGGTTCCGCGAGTGACTCGAGTCACGACCCCCGGATACCACTCGAGATCTACCCATTTGGTCGGAAGACACGGTTTCCCGTAGTGGTCGATCCACCAATTCGATGAGCCCCTGAGCGCCATTCAGAGCACTCTAACCAACGAACCGCTCCCAAATGTCGGGACCGAACGCGCCGATGATCGTGGCGCTGGCCCCGAGAATCGCGATCGAGATAGCGCGCGGTGGCCTGGTCCGGATCCCATTCTTGAGGCTCTTCTCGACTCGCTCGATGGCGGATCCGTTGGCCTGAGTCTGGAATAGGAGCCCCTGCTCTCGAGCTCGATAAGTGCTCCCGTCGATCCGTTCGATCTCTGGCCCCTCGAGTGCGGCGATGATCCGCCCGTTGATTTCGTGGTGTTCCCCCAAGGTCTTCTCTATGCCAATGAGACGTAGGTCAGCCTCTCGTTGGGTTGGGGAGTCCTCCGACATAGGGAGAATCTAGCCAACTCTGCGGACAGAAATGGAGGCCTCGTAGGTTGCGTCCGTGATATTGAGGCTCCCCCCGGAGCTCTGGAAAACGAGAACCTCGAGGAAGTCGCTCGCGGCTAGAGAACCTTCCCATACGAGTTGGGTTGCCTCCGCGGAAGCGGTCCCCCAATCGACTTCGGAAGCTGCGAGGAAGGTCGAGCCGCCCTCTCGGAGCCGAATGATCCTCCGTCCGGTCCCGGAGGCCCAAGGGATCTGGACCGTGACCGCGTACCGTCCAGCGTCGGCTATCGAGATCCTCTCCGGGTTCCCGCCGGCCACGTCCACGAAATCGTTATCGTCGTATTCCTCCGCATCCCAATCGACCGTATCCTCCGTCACGTTCGCGATGGATTGGTCCGCGGTCCGAGTGGCCTTCCCCGAAGGGAGCTTCCCCCAATTCAGCCTCGCGGAGTCCGAGTCATACAGGGGAGCGTCCCCCTCAGACGGTGAGCCAGTAGCGAATGGGATCCCCCGAATTCCGCTCACGTTCGGATTGGGATAGACCCCGACGAGATCCCCGCCGGCTGGATCCCCCGCCGCGAGAGCGTCGAGATCGGTTATGTCTACCGACTTGTGCTTGTGATCTTGAGCGGACGGGAAGATCAGCGTCCCGCCTCCGAGCGGATCCTCTCCGAGTGAGGCTCCGGGAGAGACAGATTCGATGTTCCCCCGCTCTTGGAGCACTCGGAGCGCCGCGTCTCGAGCGGCCATTTCCTCGAGCACCATCCAATTTAGGTCGATCGTGTAGTGAGGCTCTTCTGCGGTGAGCTCGACCGAGAGAGCGATAACCCGGAACCCTTCCGGATACTGCTCCATTGTGACGAGTGGCCCTCCGTCCTCGTCGTGGAGATCAACGAAGATCGTGTCCCCAACAATGAAGTCGAAGAACGGAAGAACTCCCGAGTCGGGAACTAGGTCGATCCGGATAGCGGATTGGCGAGCGTTGGCCGCGTCAAGGTCTGAGGTTGCGGCGCGGTCGAGAGCGGTCGCGTCCAGAGCGGAGGTAGCCGCGAGGTACTTCTCTTTGGGTTCGATCCCGGCCTCATCCGCTGGATTCGATTTCGTCGTCCAGATCCCCCCGGAGCCTTCTGCGAAGATCCGAGTCACCTTCGGGATGGCCCGCGACACTTTCCCCCCGTCTACCCCGCGTCCGTTGGTGAGCACCGGAGCGTCGTCCTGAACCGTGAGATCCGAGCCGAGAGAATTGAAGAACTGGATCCCCTTCTGCGGAGTCACCTTCCAATCGAGCCCGTAAGACGAGAGTTGTTTGGCGAGATCGAATAGGGACGTGGATCTCCGGACCTGAGTCGAGAGAGAAGGCTCATCCCAAGTCTCCCCTTTGGAGTCGGCGCTCTCGGTGAAGTCTGTCGAAAAGGTCGAAATG